CTTTGTGCTCTAAGTAAATAGGTAACAGCTGTACCTACATTATAAGACAATTCAAAATCTTCTGTTACTTTTCTTGCACTATACCCATGATATTTTCCTTGATAATAATCTGGTTCTTTTTGTTCTAGCATAAATATTGGTTTTATAATTACATTTGATCATAAGCTAATCCTTGACCTCCTCTAACAGATGTTTGCTGTTCATCCTGAAGATCCTTGTAAGCTCCTTTAAATGATTGTCTGATAGAATCAAAGTCTTTAGCTACAGCTCTTATTTGGCTTATATTACCGTCTCTACCGTCTGTAATGGGTGTATTGGCCATATAAGTAGCCATATTGTCTAAAGCTTTCTTAATTCCTAAATAAGCCCTATGTGTAGGCGTTTGATATAAAGCTTCACATCTTTGTAGGGCAAATACAATTTTATCATCTTCTAAAGATTCTTCTAAACCCACCTCTTCAATAATAATTTCTTCTTTATCATTTTCTGGTAAATGAAAGAATGGGTTTAACTCAGGATTTGGACAAGTCATATAAAACAAATACTTATAAATTTGCATATAAGTATCTGGATACTCAGTCATTAAAACTTTTAAAAACCCTAGTGCATAACAATGCTCTGTTGGAATCAACTCACCATTTTGTATGTCAAATAATTTTACTATCATGTTTATGGATTTAAGGCTTTTAATGCAAGAGCAAATGTTTCAGGATCTTCTTTAATATATACTATACCACCTAATGTATTGACTTGCAATATATTAACTTCAAATGAATTAATTTGTTTATTGTAATATACTCCAAATGAAGTTACAGCTTCTAAATCTAAAACAGAATCATTAGGTACAATATCTATTTCAATCTCTAATCTAACACCTGTAGTTGTAGGTATAGAAGTTTCTATAATATTACAAAGTGTAACGTTTGTAAATGCCTTTGCCATAATATTAATTTTTTAACTTTAACCAATTAATCAAAGATATAACTTCATCCTTTAAATATGGAACTTCATATCTAATTACTTTATCTAGTACAGGTTCTCCATTTACATGTTCATTAATAGGATAACCATTTTTATCTTCTCCTACTTGTTTAAACTTAACATGCTGTAATACAAGCTTTCCTGGCTTTAATTTAGGGTTGTGCTTTAATATAATATACATATAAATGCTCATTTGCAGGCTATAATGGTTAAAATTACAATCATCTAAGTGTGATAATGGGTTATACATTTTAGCTGTAATACCCTCCCAATTCTTAAATCCTTTAGTTTTTATCTCCTTATTTGTTTTATAATCAGTAATATTTACATGACCATTTACAACTTCTACTAAATCAGCTTGACCACACAGTGCAGATGACTTTAAATATACAAAATGTTCAGGGTATACACCTTCTTCAAGCTTTTGGTTTGGTGCAATCTTTGCCCCAGTCTCCTCATCAAACAAAGGTTTTATAATTGGAACTTTTACACCCTCTCTTTCTATGGTTTTAAAATTTAATAAGTCACTTTCTCTTTGGTTGTGGTAAAAGTTTCCTAGTTTAATAGCTCTTTCTGTCTCATTTTTCCAAGCTTCTAAAATCTCTTTAACGGTCATTCCATACCATTTAGATTTTTTGTTTTTTGCTGATTTCTTAGCTTGAGCTTTTGCATCAAACTTAGGTTTAAACATACCAACAAAAGATGTTACACTTGTCCATTCTAACTTGTCTTCATCTATGCTTTCGTATATGTGACCTTCTTCTTTAAATATTAATGCCATAATTATAAGTTTTGTATACCCGGAAAATTATTATTGATTTTTTCTGTTAAAAGTTTTCTAATATGAAAACCTAACTCTTCATCATTAGGGTATTTTTTTATATACTTTAAAATTTTTGGGTATATATAGTTTTCAAATATTATATAGTCTGTTTTATTCTTCTTCATCTGTTTCTATTCTTATTACTTCTTCTTCCTCTTCTGTTAATATAGCTTCCCATTTACCTTTAGGACATGCTGAAGATAAAGATCTTATTTTAAATTTTAAACTACACCCGCAATCACTACAACAAGGTTGTGTGCCAGGTGCTAAACAATTGTCACCCGTAGTGTCAAGTAACTCACAATCATTGCAAATATCCATTCTTTCTTTTGCAACTGCTTCTACTTCTTCTTTGGTAAATACAAATCTATAGATACCCTGACCTATTTTATCATAGTTCCTAAAAGCTTCAATTACTTTTCTAATGTTCATTTTTTTCTTGTTTAAATTTGTTTTTTTCTTCAATCTCTTCCAACATTCTTTGATAAGCTTTCTCTTGTTTTTGTAATTTAATGTTTACAGCATGGGTTTTTTCCATACCCTTGTATGTTGTTTTTTTCAAATTACCAAGTATGCTTTTGTTTTTTGATATTGATTTTTTTAATTTATTCATTTTTAAGGAAAATGTACCTAAACCTTGAACATAAATATGTGAAGCTGTTAAGTTAGATAATTCTTTTCTCAATTGAGAGTAGTAATATGATATAAAATCATTAACTACATTATTGTGTAATCCCAATTCAGAAGCAATATCTTCTTTAAATTCACTGTGTTTCTTGGGATTCACTACCTAATATTTTAATATCTAACAATACAATACCTTCAGGCTGCACATTCATGTCTTGATTTATATAAATTACCTTTTTATCTGCACCATCCTTAACTAATAAATTTTTCTTTTCTGCCTTATTTATTGCATTTCTTGCAGATTGCTCACTTTTAAATATGTTTTTATCAGTGACAACTTTACAAAATTTAGAAAGCTTGATCTTTTTATTAACTGCTAATTCAGCTAATAATTTTAAATCAGATTCATTAATATGAATATCCTTAAAAAAACAATATGTAAGTATTTGATACTTAATTGTTTGTGAAATATCCACCTTTAATTTTTGGTTTACTTTTTTTACAATAGCCATTTTATAGATTTATTATTACTTCAATAAGTCTTGGATCCGGGTAGACATCTGTCTTATCTTTTCTTACATTGGTATGAGAAAGCAAACCTTTCACCTTTCCATAGTAAGCATCTTCCTGAAAACCAAATGCCTTAATTGGCCCTTGATCTTTTATCCATTTCTGCAATCCAGCTCTTACGTCTATGTTGTCTCTATCAGCAACATATTTAATTAATTTTGCTGTTTCTTCTATTTGTTTATCAGAATATTTATGCCAATGTTGTCTATTTCTAAATAACTGGGTAAGGCTAATAACCTGATCATCTTTTGCTTTTTTGTTTACGTAGCTTCTATACTGTCCATCTAGGTAGCCAATAGAGCATATTTCTAAACCTACAGAATGTTGGTTCATATACCCAGAACCAGTCTTACCTAAATGCCAACCATATCCACCTTCAGGAAAAGCTTGTAGCATAACACCATCATATGTGTCATCTCCAGTTACATAATCTTGTCCCCCCAGGACAAATTCAGTGGCTATACGCCCCCGGTCATCTCTATTCCAATAATCAATACAATTATAAGGATTAGATCCACCTGCTGTGTGATGTAGAAAAAGATACTCATTTTTTCTAGCTGGGTTAACTGCTAAATATTGACCTTTATCCAAGTAATATTTATGGATTACCTGGTCAAAGTCTGTATGAATATACTGTGATTTAATATCTGTATCTTGATCTATGTCTTCCATTAACTCACCTTTGTTCATTAATAGAAGTGTCCATGTCTGTTCTCCAACAATACCGTCTGGTTTTAAGTTTTTGGATAGTTGGAATTTAATAACCATTTGTTTGGTTATTGGTCCAAATATTCCATCTGGTTTTAAATTCAGTATTGATTGGAGTTTTGACACTTCATAGCCTGTGGATCCTTCCTTAATTAATCTCATGCTTCTGCTTTAGCTTTTTCAAATTCCATTGCAGCTTCTTTGTTCATTTCTCCTGGCTCTGAACCTTCTTGAGCTGCATAAGCCTGCATCATAAACATTTGAGCTTGTAATCTTTCAGCACTTGTCTTTTCAATTTTTGTTAGATGCTCTTCATATTCCAATTGGATTTTTAAATGTTCAAGATTCTCTGCGTAAAAAGCAGACATCTCAGCCTTACGTGCTGCAATCTCTTCTCTTGACATTTCCGGCATTTCTGGAACTTCTTCTTGCGTCTTAGGTCTAGACAATTTTTTTACTTTACCCATAATTATTGATTTTTAAAAATTATTAATATAACAAATATATAAATAATGTTTAAATAAATTATGTTTAATTGGTTTTTTTTTCACACCAATCTATACTACGACTTTAAAAGCTGTTTATCATGATACGAAAAATCATGATGTGGGGCACGGTTTCATCTGGGTAGATCAGATGATTTGTTTGCCCTCTGTTTCTGGGTAGAGAAGATGGAGTCTTTTTAGCAGCTCCCCGCATTTTTCATATTCCTCCTTATCCGGGCTACTATAATGCCTAATCATACTAATAAGAAGATCCTTCTCAATATCCTTCTCCGGGTCATGTGCAACAATCAGGGTCTTACCATCATCATCAACCAACTCCTGGAATGTCATCCTCTCCGTAATAACAAGATAAGAATTATAATAAGCCTCATCCAATATGTCATCAGCCAACATACCTATAATCTCCCTAGACAAG